ATGTACCCTACCAATACCGCCGCCGCCAAGGCTCTTGGCTACTCGCGCCAGTACTTCTTGGAGTTGTGCAAGAAATATGGGGTCAAGAGGCCCGTAGAGGGTCATTTTCGGGGTCATAGTTGATGGTCATTGTTATCACCTCTGAAGATGTTGTGACGAAGAGCGAAGAAAAACCCCGTCCCGGCTAAGATCCTTGTCACAAGTATTTATTTACTGGAACTAAGTGAGAATCGAGATATGTGTCCAAGTCGGCTTTACGGAAGCGCGTTAAACGACCTACTTTGATGAATGGAACACGACGCCGACTAACCCAGACACGTAGCGTGCCGGGCGTGCAGCCCAAATACGTCGCTGCCTGGTCGTTGTCCCAAGTGCCCTCAATATCTGATTTCATAGCTACCTCCAAAAAAGAAACGGGTTAGATTGAGCGTGCTGCTTGTAGACTCAATCTAACCCGTTTTAATTCAGAAAACTGAGGACAGGGCCTCAATTTTTCCAAGACCTTATGTCCCCAGTTTTCGGCGTCGATATCGTGCCTTTATCTGTAACTAGGGATAAGTGACCCCTTTATTGATCGTCCTCTACAGTCTCGTGGGTCTGCTGCTGTTGGCTGGCATCCTCTTTGGACTGACGCTATGGGGGTGGTATCGCTATGTGACCTTCCTCAAGAAGAGGAGGGCAGAAATAGATAAATGCGCTTGACAACCTTACATACCGCGTCCGTAGGTGGTTGGCATGGCACGTCTAAAAGGCATACCAGAGGCAACACACTAGCTATGGCAGCACCTCAATTCGCAACGCCCGAACCTATTCGGTTCAAGGAAGAGGAGAAGGACAAGATCCTCGACCTCGTGGGTGACCTCTACGACGACGGCCTACAGGGCCGGATGGAGTGGGAGGGCAAGCACGAACTCTACGACCAGATGTTCCGGGGCAATACCGAACCCCGCTCTGGCCCGTGGGAGGGGTCGGCGGACCTCCACGTCCAGATGCCCTACTGGTTGGTCGATTCGGTCAATGTGCGCCTTACGGCCGGCGTCTACAACCAGACGCCCCTCGTCGGTGGGCTGGCGGAGGAGGATGCCGACCAAGAAGTCTTCAAGAAGGCGGCGAACCTCGTAGAGTGGGATCTCCAGGCCAAGCGCATGAATGCGAGGAATCTGTGGAACAGGGCGTCTAAGATACGCCTCATCCACGGGTGCAGTGTCTCGCTGCTCTCCTATGCGGCCGATACCTATAAGTACCGCACCAAGGACATCGTGCCGGAGGTGGTCGAGGATGAGGAGGGCGTGGCCCGCCTCGTAGATGCGGAGCAGATACGCGAAGAGGAAGGCGTCCTCTACGACGGTCCAGTGCTGACCCCCTTGGAGTGGGACGACTTCGTCGTCCCCACCTCGGCAATGAATGCCCAGCCCAACCGCCCCTCCAATCCCGGCGGAGCAGATTGGGTCATCGTCCGCCAGTGGGAACCTCTCTCGTTGCTCTTCAAAAAGGCCGACTCCGCCTACGTTGAGATCGAGGGCGAAGAGGGTGACCGCGACTTCTGGATCAACGCGGCCCCCTCTCAGGATCGGTCCAGCAGTGCCGGGACCGGCCAGAACAACCGCCGGGTCCGCCAACAGGATGGGAGCGATGGTCTCAACCGGTCCCATAACTCGCACGACAAAGCATCGGCCCGCCCCAACCCCGAATTTGAGATACTGACCTATTTCGGTCCCTACCCGGACCCCGATAGCGGCGATGACGAGGAGATGGTCATCTTCGTATCGCGGTCCCCCAAGCGGGTATTGGGGGCTTTTCGCCTGTCGGACCTCTACTTCCGGGGTCACCGTCCCTTGCTGGAGATGCATTACCAGACGGTCTCCACCCGCTTCTATTCGATGGGCATCATGGAGATCGTCCAGCACCTGTCGGCCGAACTCGACACCATCCACAATATGCGGTTGGATGTGGGCTTCGCCACCAACCTGCCTTTCTTCTTTTATCGGGCCTCTGCCGCTTTCGACCCGGACGAGGTAGAGCTAAAACCCCTCAAGGGCATCCCCGTGGATAACATCGGGGACGTGCAGTTTGCCGCGATGTCGAACGTCACCACCTTCTATCACCAAGAAGAGCAGATGCTCTATACGCTCGTTGAGCGGGTGGTGGGGGTGACGGACCTCTTCTTGGGGATCTCGCCCACGCGGGGGGCGGCCGCCCGTCATGCCACCGGCTTTGTCGGCACCCAGCAAGAAGCCTTGGCGCGTACCAGTGAGATCCTCAATCAGGATGCGGAGAGTTTCTCGTTTCTATGCCGCTTCATCTACGACCTTGAGATGCAGTATGGGCCGGAGGATCGCGTCTTCCGCTTGCAGGGGGAGTCGGGGCCGCAGACGATGGATCTCAACAGGGACGCCTTGTGGATGCAGGGCGAATACGACTTCCGCCTGGGGGCCAACCAGGGCAGTTTCTCCGCTCAGGTACAGCAGCAACAGGCACAGGCGATGTTGCAGATGGCGGCGGCGAGTCCCCTCGTCAACCAAGATCCGGGGCGACGGTGGGAGATCGAAGCGTTCTATCTGCGGAGTCTCGGCATCCGCGACCCGGAGACCTATATCGGTCCCAAGGCGGCGATAGCGCAGACCAACCCCCGAAGTCAGGACGAAGAGAATGGCGAGATGGCGCAATTCCTCTATGGCATCAACGCCCCCGCGCCGGTCCATCCTTCCGACAACGACCAGGAGCATCTGGGGCAGTTGATGGAGTTTATGAACTCGTCGGAGTACAGTGCCTTGGGCCGTCCCAATGAAGAGGGGTACATGGCGCACTTCGCCCTGCACCAGCGGCAGATGCAAGCCAAGCAGCTACAGGCGCAGATGCAACAGCAGATGGCGATGGGCCAGGAGCAGGGGGGCCAGCAGGGACAGCAGGGGGGTCAGCAGGGGCAGCAGGGTGGTCCCGCCCCCGGTGGTCAGGACCGCATGATGGCGCAGATGCTCAGTCAGTCGAATGGCAACATCCCCGGTCTCAGTCAGGAGCAACAGCCCAAGTCATCGATCCCTAACCCGCCGACCTTTCCGACGCGGTGATCGACCCCAAGCGGAAGCGTGAGTGGCGCGACTTCACCACCCACAATGTGTGGAAGGATATGTTGACGGACCTCGGAGGGATGGAAGCGAAAGAGATAGGGCAACTGATCGACATCACCCGGCAGGGGACGTTTGAAGAGATCAAGCATCAAGCCGGGATCATCGACGGCATACAACGGACGATCAAGTTTTTGATCCATAAAGCCGAACAGGCGAGGGACCTATAGGGGGACAGGATGCCAATGCCATTTGGAAGAGACCCAATACCGATGCAACCCACGATGCAACCCACCCGCGCACAACCCGCCCGCGCACCGGTACCGGGCTATATAGATCCGCCGAACATTGTTCCTGGCTCCGGGCAGATGGACCCGGCCCTCATAGAGCAACTTATGGAGGTGATGCGGCGCAGTCGGATGGGGGGACAGA